GATTAACCAGCTATCAACCAGCCACGGCACTATCATAACTATTTGTAATTACGGAAAATATCAGGACAAAAGCGAAAAGGCCGGACAGGTAAACGGACAGCAAACCGGACAGCGACCGGACAGCGACCGGACAACAAAAGAACCATTGAACCATGGAACCATAGAATTCGACCCTAACGGGTCCTGTGCATCTGACGATGCCCCGGAGCCAGCCAATGATGATGTTTTGAAGCCGGAGCATGTCGTTGAAGCATGGAACGACACTGCCCAACGCATTGGCTTGCCCAAGGTCATCAACCTCAACGATCCGCGCCGCAAGCGCCTCCGAACAATGATCCGGCAGCATCCGCCCGACGATTTTGCGCGGGCATTGGATGCCCTTGAACGCTCGCCGCTCTGCCGAGGCGAGAAAACCGATTGGAAGGCAGACTTCGATTTCTTCCTGCAAACCAAATCATTCACGAAGCTCCTGGAGGGCGCATATGGCTGACAATGCGATTATCGCGCGCCGCAATGGCGACGGAGGCGGGGTGAAGCACACCGTCGAGAGCCTGCACCAATACTGCCGCGACATGAACGCGATGAACTTCGTGATCGCCAATGGCTGGGAGTATTTCGTCAACCGCCGCACGCTGCCCGACGGCAAGCACCAGCACTACGTTGACCGCCGCGACGGACAGCGCGCCGTGCCGCCACAGATTGCTCGACAGGCCGCGAAGGCGCTGGAGCCACCGCGCGAACCGCCGTTCGGTCACTGGCATCCCGGCCATGCCGACTGACTGGCAGCCCACCACATGGACACCCCCGAGAGCCGAGCGCGTCCGAGTCAAATGGCGCGAAGGCTCTACTAGCCGGTGGGAGTATTCGCCAAGCCAATTGCGATGGTCCGACACTGGCTCTGACTTTGACATTATAGCATGGAAATCCGCCAAAAATGTTGTCTAGACACCTTGATTCTGCTATAAAAAACGGGCCGGAAACGCTGCGACAACAGCGCCCGGCCCTGACCAAAATCGCAAAGGAGTGCGACATGGCTAAGTTCGGGTTACCCCCTCTAGATTACCTGCGTCAATGTCTTCGTTACGAGCCCGACACTGGCAAGTTTTATTGGCTGGAGCGCCCTTTAGAAACGTTCGCCGACGAGCGGATATGCAAAAGCTGGAACACCCGCTTTGCGGGGAAGCAAGCGATAAAGACACCCAATGGAAGAGGGTATATGTTTACCGCATTGGGCGGGCAGTCGGTCGCTGCTCATCGCGTGGCTTGGTATATGGGGACGGGCGAATATCCCACTGCCACCGTGGACCACATAAATGGCGACACTCTCGATAATCGGCTTTGCAATCTTAGGCACGTTAGCAAGGCCGAGAACAGCCGGAATCGTAAAATCGCGAAGAACTCAAAGACCGGGTTTCATGGCGTCAGCCAAAGCAAAGAGAGTGGCTTTTGGGAAGCCAAGATAAAATTCGATGGCTGCATGAAATTTCTAGGCTCTTTCGTGACGAAGGAAGAGGCCATTGCTGCTCGCCAAGGCGCTGAGCGGGTTCTCGGGTTCCACGAAAATCACGGGAAAAGGTAATGGGACTATCCCCCCAAAGCCCTGAACTGGACGGATCGCGGGGAGCCGTTCGACATCATCGCGTGGCGCGTTGTCCGCACCTAATCAAATGGAGGGAAGAATGAGCGAGACGAACATAGTCGAGACAATCGCGCGGGCGATGCAGGAAAGCGATGCTTGGCCTGTCGTTTTTGCTCCGGGCAGCGCGGAGTCTCTTGCCCGCTCCGCGATCACCGCTCTGGAAGCCAACGGATACGCCATCGTGCCAGCTTCCGCCACGCCGGAAGTTTTGAATGTGGCGGACAAGCTCGACATCCCGCGCCGCTGCGCGTTCGAGTTCTACAGCCGCGCAATTCAGGAAGGAAAGGCAAAGGCATAATGGCAAAAGCGAGGGGGGTGGGCAGGTTTATCGCGAGCGTGCTGAACCGCGCTTCTTTCCGTGATCACAAATGGCGCGATGCAGCAAACGCCTTTGGGTACGCATGGCATCGGCCTTGGGGCGAAGGAAAGGTGAAATGGTGGGGGCAGTTCGCAATCTGTTGCTACAGGGCGCTCCGCAAATGAAGCTGTCCCTTGCTATGATCGGACAGGAGGGTGGTGACGCCGTGCTGATCGAGCTGCTCGACCGCATCGGCCGACACCGCGCGCTCGCGGACGATGAAAGCCAGTTGCTCGAAAAGCTGGTCCGTCAATCCCAGGCAACAAAGGCCTCCGTCTATCACAAATGGTCCCGCGAGGATGACCGCACCCTGCTCCGCGTCCAGCATCGACCAAGGGGCGTCGCAAACTATGCAAGGGAGATCGGCGTCTCCGAATACGCCGCATGGATGCGCCTCGACCGCTTGCGGAAAAAGTTAAGAGGCGAAGGCAACACCGGAAAGGTAGAGGGGTAGAGCCATGGGACGCCCAAGCGATTACACCGACGAAATGGCGGCTACGATATGCGAGCGTATCGCTTGCGGCGAAAGCCTGCGGGCCATGTGCCGGGATGACGACAGCCTCCCGAGCGAGAGAGCGGTTTATCGGTGGCTGTTGGATAATGAGGCGTTTCGTCAGCAATATGCGCGCGCGCGTGATTTCCAGTCCGAGCCTCACTTGGAAGATATCATAGAGATCGCTGACAATCCTGATTTGGAGCCGAATGATAAGCGGGTTCGCATCGACGCTCGCAAATGGGCGATGTCGAAGCTGTCGGCAAAGAAATACGGCGACAAGCAGCTTATCGGCAGTGACCCTGATAATCCGCTGCCGGAGGGATTCAGCGTCAATCTGGTGAAGAATGCGACAGGTTGACCTTCCCGCATGGGGCGGGTTGCTATGGGAGGACTATCGTCACCTTGCCTTGCATGGCGGCCGTGGCGGCGCAAAGTCCCGCACCATTGCAACCGCGCTCATCCTGAAATCGACCACCAGTCATCGGCGGGTTCTGTGTGGGCGTGAAATCCAGAAGAGCATCAAGGACAGCGTGAAGCGCCTTCTTGACGACGAGATCGCACGCCTAGGCCTGTCCAGCGTGTTCGACAGCGTGGAGTCAGAGATACGCGGGCCGAACGACAGCCTGTTCCTGTTCTCCGGCATCAAGGGCAATGCGAACGCGATCAAGTCGATTGAGGGTATCACCGACTTTTGGGGCGAAGAGGCGCAGACATTCAGCCAGGCAAGCCTTGATACCGTCATCCCTACCATCCGCGCGCCGGGTTCATCGCTGATATGGTCATGGAACCCTGATCTTGAGACCGATCCTATCGACGTGCTGTTTCGCGGTGAACATGGCCCGCCGCCGCGCTCCATCGTGCGCGAGGTCAATCATGACGAGAACCCGTGGTTTCCGGAAGAGCTTCGGCTTGAGATGGAGTTCGACCGCAGCCGAGACATCGACAAGTACAACCATATCTGGCTCGGGCAATACCGTCAGAACAGCGAGGCGAGGGTGTTTCGCAACTGGCGGGTGGAGGCTTTCGACAGCCCTTCGAATGTCGAATATCGCTTGGGCGCCGACTTCGGTTTCAGCGTTGACCCATCGGTTGCGTTGCGGTGCTGGATCGACGGCACACAAATCTTCGTGGACTATGAGGCGTGGGGCTTGGGGATCGAGATCAACGATCTTCCGCAGATGTTCCTTTCGATCCCCGAGGCCGAGAAATACTGGCTCACCGCCGACAGTTCGCGACCCGAGACGATCAGCTATCTTCGCAATCATGGCTTCCCGCGCATTGCCGCTGCGATCAAGGGCGCGCGATCCGTGGAAGAGGGCGTGCAATTCCTCAAGTCCTATGACCTGATCATCCATCCGCGCTGCCAGAAGCTTATCGACGAGCTGACGCACTACAGCTTCAAGACCGATCCACTGACAGGGCAGGTACTTGGCGTGCTGGAGGACAAGAACAACCACTGCATCGACGCCCTGCGCTATGCGGTGGAAGGCGCCCGCCGTGCGCTATCGGCAAAGCCCAAGGTGGTGACCGTTTCCATCCCCAAGACCGTCATGGTAGCAGGCCGCCGCTAAAACGTTAAAATGCGGCGGTCGCATGCGGAAGTTAAACCCGCCATGTGGATGACGAGCAGGAAACCGAGGGCAAGGGCGCCAAGCTGCTTGAAGAGGTGCACAAGCGCGCTCTTCGCCGCTTCGATGCGACCGTCGTCCCGCAAATCCCGATGCGCGAGGAATCGCTTGCTGCTCGCCGGTTCGTCGAAATCCCCGGCGCGCAATGGGAAGGGCCGTGGGGCGAGCAGTTCGAGAACAGCATTCGGGTCGAGATACCCAAGATCGGCCGCGCGATCCGCAAGATCGAGACGGACTATCGGGAAAACCGCATCGTTCCCGACTTCAAGCCCGATGGCGGGGAGAGCGATCAGGACACCGCATCGACCATCGCGGGGATGCACCGCGCCGACAGCTACAAGTTCAAGGCGCAGCAGGCCCGCGACAATGCGTTTCAGGAAGCCATTCGAGGGGGCTTTGGAGCCTATCGCCTCATCAACGTCCGCGAGGACGAATACGACCGCGACAACGACAAGCAGCGCATCAACCCCGGCGCCCTGATCACCGATGCAGACCAGCATGTGTTCTTCGACTTGCAGGCCAAGAGCTACGGCAAGGAAGAGGCCGAATATGCCTTCGTGCTGCTGCCCTACACGCCGGAAAGCTATACCGACGAGTTCGGGGAAGGCGTGGCAACCGAGTGGCCGGACAATCTCAACCGCCCCGCCTATGACTGGTATCGCCCCGACGTCATCATGGCGTGCGAGTATTACGAGGTCGAGAACAAGCCGGAGACTCTTTACGTCCTGACGCATCCGCTCATCACCGAGCAGGAGCGCATCTGGAAATCGGAGATCGAGGACGAGGCGCTTGCCGACAAGAAGCTGGCTGGTTGGAAGGTTTCTATTCAGCGCCGCAAGCGCCGCCGCGTCCACAAGTATATCCTCTCGGGCCGCGAGGTGCTTGAGGATTGCGGGATCATCGCAGGCTGCCGTATTCCGATTGTCCCGGTCTATGGGCAGCGGACCTTCATCGACGGGCTCGAGCGGTTCAAGGGTCATGTGCAGGATCGCATGGACGCCCAGCGCCTTTACAACAGCAACGTGTCCCGCCTTGCCGAGACGAACGCCCGCTCGCCGCAAGAGGTTCCTATCTTTGCTCACGAGCAGATGCCGCCGAATTTGGCGGAGCTTTGGGCACGCGCGCACATCGATCGCCACCCGTATCTACTGGTCAATCCGCTTACGGACCCCACCACGGGGCAGATCGTTTCGGTCGGGCCTATCGGCAAGGTCGATGCGCCGCAGGTTGCGCCGGTCACGGCTGCGCTGCTGCAAATCTCTAACAACGACCTGACGGAAGAGGATCAGGATGGCGCCGACGAGGTCAAGGCCAACACCTCTGCCGAGGCGATGGACATTGCCGCTGCCCGCGTCGATGCGAAGTCCGGGATCTATCTCGACAACATGCGCCAGTCCGTCGAGTGCGAGGGCGAGATTTATGTCGGCATGTTGCCCGACGTGTACGTTGAAGAGGGCCGCGACGTTGAAACCATGTCCGAGGACGGGGACGACGGGACCGCGACCCTCATGCAGCCTTACACTGATGCGCGCGGGGTGTCCGGCACGCGCAACGACTTTAGCCGTGGCAAATACAAGGTCATCGTCAGCGTAACCGAGGCGACCGCGACCCGCCGCGACAAGACGGTACGCTCTGCGCTCAACATGGCACAGGTGGCATTGAGTGCGCAGGACATGGAATTCGCGCAGGCCTGTTTGATCACAGCTGCGATGAACAGCGACGGCGAGGGGATCGAGGACTTGCAGTCCTATGCCCGCAAGCGCGGCCTGCAAATCGGGCTCGTCGAGCCGAACGAGGAAGAGGCGGCGCAGATGCAGGAGCAGGCACAGCAGCCCGACCCTGCTTCGTTGCTGGCGGAGGGGCAGAAGAACGCCCTCGACGCGCAGGCCGAGAAGGATCGCGCGAGCGCTGGCAAGTTCATCGCGGATACGGCGCTGTCGAAAGCCAAGACTATCGAAACTCTCACCGATGCAGGCGTCAAGTCGATGCCCGCGAACGATTTTGAGGGACGGCCCCTCAATAAGGCCCCCGGCGTGCCTCCATACGCTGCGTAATCGAAGGTGACTTATGCATTTGAACGACCCCGAGGACGATGACGTCCTCGATCTTGAGCAGCCGCTCAATGAAGAAGAGGGTGCCGACCCTCAGGACGAGAACGACGAACAGGTAGAAGAAGAGCTGACGTTCGGGGATACCGAAGAGGACGACAGCGCCCCCGACCTTCCCAAGCGGCTTCGCGAAGAGATCAAGAAGCGCGACCGCGAGCTTGCGCAGGCAAAGAAGCGCCTGGCGGAATTGGACAAGCCCGCCGCCGCAATCGATGTGGGCGAACGTCCGACCCGCGAACAGTTCGATTGGGACGATGAGGCCTATGACAAGGCCATCGACGAATGGAACGAGCGCCGCTTGCAGGCGCAGCAGCAGGCAGAACAGCCGAACGACTTGCAGGCGGAAGCGCAACAGGACGTGCAGAAGCTGACCACGGGCCTGTCGACGCTTTCCTACGCCGATGCGCAAGAGGTGACGCAATCCGCCACCGAGGCACTGACGGCAGAGCAGCAGTTCGTCATCGCATCGGCAGCCAAGGAGCCCGCCAAGCTGCTTTATGCGCTCGGCAAGAACCCTGACCGCCTGAAAGCCCTTCTCGACATTCGCAACCCGGTGAAATTCATTGCCGAGGTTGCGCGCATGGAGACGCAAATGACGACACGCACGAAAAGCCCGGTTCCGCCCGAGACTGTGCGGCGTGGGGACGCCCGCCCTGCCGCTTCCGCCGACAAGGAAGAGGCGCGCCTTGAGAAAGAGGCGGAGCGCACCGGTGATCGCACGGCGCTGATCAAATACCGGAAGGACAAGGCCCGCAAAGCGGCCTGAAAACGTTAAAATGAACGGTGCGGCGCGGCGGGGTAATCTCGCCGCGTCCGCTACCCCAGCGACCTCCGGCTGTAACGGGAGAGCCCTGCGGAAAACCCACCATTTTTGGAGCGTTTTCACATGGCTACCAGTTTCACCAAGCAAGAACAGGTGATGTTCGACAAGGTTATCGAGGGCTTCGATGACATGCTCGTCATCTCCAAGGCTTTCGACCTTTACGACCCGCTGACCGCACAGGAAGCGGTCAATGCGCAGGACAAGTTCTGGGTTCCCGCGCCGATGATCGGCAAAAGCTATGACGGTTTCGACCAGTCGTCCAACTTCGACGGCCTGACCCAGCTCAACGTCCCCGCTTCGGTCGGCTATCACAAGGCGATCCCCAAGACGCTTTCGTCGAAGAACCTTCGCAACACCTATGCGATGGAGCAGTTCGGCCGCGCCGCGAAGCAGAAGCTCGCTTCGGACGTCAATCTCGCCTGCTTCAACACCGCCGCCCTTTATGGCTCGCTCGTGTCAGCTCGTTCGGGCGCCGCAACCGGCTTCGACGACGTTGCCGACCTTGACGCCCGCATGACCCGCATCGGCGTTCCGACCGATGGCCGTGTTGCCTTCTATTGCCCCACCGACATGAACAAGATGGCGAGCAATCTCGCTGCTCGTGCGGAGGATAGCAAGCGCAGCCGCGATGCTTACGAAAAGGCCCTGGTCAATTCGGACGTCGCCGGTTTCGAGGTGTTCAAGAACGATCAGGAAATCCGTCTTGCTGCTGCTACTGGCGGCGCGACGGCGGTCAACGGCGCAAACCAGCGTACCGTTCCGGCAGCGACCGTCACTTCGGCGGGCGTGACCGAGAACAAGGACAACCGTTACACCGATCTTGTCGTCAATGGCGGCACCTATGCCAACATCAAGATCGGCGATGCGTTCACGCTCAACGGCGTTGGTGAAATCCACCTCATCACCAAGCAGGCCACCGGCTATTCGAAGACGTTCCGCGTCATCGACAAGCCCGCCGCGAACACCATTCGCGTGTGGCCCGCCATCGTCGATGCGGCGGAAGGTTCGATTGCCTCGCTCGAATATGCGAACGTGACCGCTGGTCCGGGTGGTACCGCAGCCTTCACCTATCTCAACACGCAGGCTGCCCCGATGAATCCGTTCTTCCGCCGTGAAGCGCTGATCCTCATCCCCGGCAGCTATGCGGTCGATCCCGAGGACGGCTGGCAGGTAATGCGTGCGACGACCGATCTTGGCGTCGGCATCACCTACACCCGTCAGGGCGCGATCAACGACCTGAGCGTCAAGGCCCGCTGGGACTTGGACTTCGGCACGGCGCTGCTCAATCCCGAGATGGCCGGCGTGCAGCTCTTCAACCAGACGTAAGATGGTCGGTGGGGGCTTCGGCTCCCACCCTCCACTTGAGCGGCCAGATTTGACCGTTCCAGTGGAGGCTAGATGACGACAATCATTCCCGTTTCAGAAACTGGCATCTCCAAGAGCGACATTATCGGCATGGCGTTCGAGGATTGCCGCCTTGCGGGTTACGACTTCGACCGCTCGTCGGAAGAAAGCCTGTCGGCGCTCCGGTTGCTGGAAACCATGATGAAGGGCTGGCCGTGGAACGGTCTTGGCTATTTCCACAGCGGGAGCGAGGCGGACCTGTCGAACATCCCAGATGATGCGACTGAGGGCGTCGTGAAGGCTCTGGCGCTCCGTCTCATGGGCAGCAAGGGCAAGTCGATCCCCGAGAGCTTCCGCCCGATTGCCGCGCAGGCGATCAACTATGTGCGCGGGCAATATGCAACCGTTCCGACGATTGGCTTCGCTCCCGGAACGATCCGGGGCGCTGGCGCACGAATTTATCAGACCGTGGACGATCCCTTTTTCCGTGAGGATGAACAATGAAGCCTTTCGCGCCTGCCAAGACGACCAAGAACATCGACGTGTCCGGCTCCACCCAGCCGGTTCTTGTCGGCAACAATCTCGATAACGTCCGCGTCATGAACGACGGGACGGCAACAGTCTGGATCGCGTTCGGGGATTCCACCGTGACGGCGGCGCTTGCGAGCGGCATCCCGATTGGCCCCGGTGTGACTGAGGTTCTTTCCCCGATCACGGACAAGGGTTCACCCGTTTATGTCGCCGCCATAGCAGCAGGCTCTACCGGCAAGATTTACTTCACGCCGGGGATTGGCATCTAATGTCAGTCCATTGGGGAGGCCGTGGACCGGGGCATATGAGCCGCCGGACGAAGAAGGTTGGTGGCACGCTTTACGCCTTCCCCGCCAACGCGATGGACATCGGCATGGGGTTGTCCGACATCAACGGATACCTCGGCTATTATCCGTTTGCGAATATCCTGCTGAGCGGCGGTAATTGGGAGCAAACCTCGGGCAGCGGGGGTTGGAGCGCCAATCTCAGTGGCGAACTCACGGCATCTGTCGGGACAGACAGGTTCCGGTCGATCATCATCGAAGGCATCTATAACGAGTCGCCGCATGGCACCTATACCGTGCTCAACCCGAATGGCTGCAAGATCGGCTTTGGCTCCTACAGCTTGCAGGAATATGCCGCCTTCACGACAGCGACGAGCTTCACGTTCAACTATACCGGAGCTGGGATGCTTGCGCTTCACGCCGAGGGTTCGTGCAGCGGCGTCAAGGTCATCATCCCCGGCCATTTGACCAGCTTCAATGCCGGAAACCCGTGGAACAACGATTTCCTGACATTCCAGAACGGCCTCAAATCCAAGGCCTACCGCTTCATGGACTGGTTGCAGGGCTACAAGGACATCGCGACCGATTGGGCTGATATTCCCACGTCGATACCGATGATCAGCCGCTGCCAGACGTCCCAGCTTCGCCCGCGCATCCATTATGATCTTCTGATCGACCTGTGCAACCGGACGAACAAGCATTTCTATGTGAATATCCCGGTGCGCGTGACCGACGCCTTCGTGCTGGCGCTCGCGCAGAAAATCCAAGCCCAGCTCAACCCCGGCCTTTCGGTGTTCATCGAATATGGCAACGAAGTCTGGAACCCCGGCGGTCCCTATTACGAGGCCCGCTCGTGGGTCGAGCATATCAACAACACCAGCTATGAGGCTGTCCCGAATTTCGGGATCAACGGCTTCACACGCACCGCGCATGGCCTGACGAACGGCGCGCAAATCTGCGATTACATGCACAAGGACAATTTTGTCAGCAATCCGTCGCAGACCTATCCGCTCGGCTATGGCATCCCTTGGTATGTCGAGGTCGTTGACGCCAACAATTTCCGAATCTTGCAGACCTACCCCGGCGGCACGATCAATCCGCCGCAGACCGGCATGACGAAGCTGCTCTACAAGAAGCACGTTCCCGATGGCGGTCAGGTCAATGTCGATGCCAACTACGGCATCCGCTCCAAGCAAATCTGGGATATTTTCGATAGTGTGCTGGGCCGGAGCCGCTGCGTCCACCTGCTCGGAACGCAGCTGGTAAACCCTGCCGTCACCGACGGCCGCATCACGCAGACCGGTGTCCTCGCCGCGACCGATGCGGTGGCGACCGCCTTCTACAACTCGTGCGACTGGTGGCTCGCCGCGCTCGACATCGCATCGACGCAGGTGACGCCGAAGGCGTGGGCCAGTCTGGATGAGGGCGAAATCCGCATCGCCATCTATGCCAATGGCTCCCCGACGCCTTCGTCTGCCCAGATCGACGCCGGTTCGGGCACCGGCTTTGTCGCCGCACGCACGATCGCCATGACGCAGAATGATCAACCGGCATGGGTCACGGCCAGCGCGGTTACCGGCCTTGTGAACGGCACGACATATCGCGCGGAGATCATCTATACCGGCGAGAACGGCGTCCGCTGGCGAGCGGTCCAGTCGTTCACCGTCAGCGCAACTCCATCGACCGTCATCATCAACGACAGCGCCGACAATATCGCCCAGCGCCATATGTACGGGACGGCCAAGTGGATGGTGTACGTCGCCGGTCAGGTCACGGCAGCGCGGGGCAAGCCGCTCGTCAATTACGAGATCGGTCCCGATACCTTCTTCAATAACAACCAGATGGCAGAAGTGAAGGCATCGCGGGCGGCTTGGTACCAGACCTCTCAGGCCGGGGACATGTTCCGCGATCTCTATCGAACGCTGGCGGCAAACGGGTATCGTTTCTCGGCGCAATTCACCGATGTGAACGCCAACCAGCAGGGGGTCTTCAGCCTTGCCGATGGGCTGACCGATACCAGCGATCCGCGCTATCTCGCCGTGGCGGGCTTCAACGGTCAGGTGCCATATCAGGCGCCCTTGGCCATCTCCTCGCCTGTCGTAGCGCCCGACATTCCAACCGAGCCCAGCTATCCTTATACGATCTACACCTTCCCGAGCGGCCAGACTCCCTCGCTCTATGGCGGTAATCTGGACGGGAACTATGCTGTTGTGGGGCGCGAGGTCCGACTGATCAGCGGTGCCGGGATCGATTGGGGAGCGCCGCAGGGCAGGTCGATCAAGCTCGCTGTGTCGGACGGTAACACGCGCGCCTATCCGACGCTGACATTCTCGACGGGCAATGCTTGGTACGAGGCCGATGCACTGTTCGCATGGGACAGCATCGCCGACAGCGATCCTGCTGAGATCAACCCCGTCATCGGCAACACGATGGCGCTCAACGGCACCGCTGCGACAGTCGCGAGCGGCCTCTGGGATTTGGGTGGCAACGGCGCCTATTACAGCGCGACCGCCCTCACGTCTGCTGTCGATACGTCGAAGCCCCTGCTCATCGCAGCGGTGCTGGACAAGGATAATCAGTCGGTCGCCGGTAGCAATATATTGAAACTGAGCGGGTCTTTCGCCTACGCCTTTGCATGGTGGGGCGGGGGCACGCCCTTCCAGCTCAATTTTAACAGAGACAGTGGAGGTACACATAACCCCGGATTTGCTGCCGGTGGGGCGAGCGCGCCGACTGGCAAGCATGTATTCTGGATTTATCACGACGGGACAACCTTGCGCATCGGCATAGATCAGACCGAATACACCGCTGGCGCCGGAACTATCGCATTCCCCTCGTCAGTCAGCCGCAACCTCGGCTTCGGGAGCAACCTCGGTAGTGGCACCCAATCGAATATGAAGCATGGCTCTGCGCAGGTCGTGAACCGCGCCGGGATGACACTGGCCAATGCGTTGGCGATGGTCGCGAAGATGCAGACGCATCACGGCATCCCATGATGATGCTCTCAAGCCTATTTTTCGAGCGCGCCGATTACGGTGAGAATCCCGATCAGGAACACGCCGACAGGGAAAAGCGCCGCGAAGAACAGCAATTGCAGGCTCGCGGCCCGGTGGGGTTTACGCATCGTCATTATTCAGGATCCTCTCCGGCGTCTTTCAAAATCTCTTCGATCTCGGCGATGCGCGCTCTGGCGCGCTCGATGCGCGGACCTTTTGCATCGGTGACATGGTCGCCCACCGTGCGAGTCTCGACGACCTCTTCGCGGCTCAATTCCTCAATCGTGTCGAGCGCAGTGCGGCGCTCGCGTTGCAGGAACTCCAATAACTTCGGGTCCATATCAACCTTTTCCTCCAGCATCGAATCGAGCATTTCCTGCCAGCAATCAATTGCATCGTCGTCGCAAGCGCCTTCAAAAAGCGTGAGGGAGCAGCGACCGGCCCTGACCATCGATCGCGACGGAGCGCGCATCGCCGCTGCCGCCGCGCGGGACATATTGAGATATTCGGCACGCAACTCATGGGGCGCATCATTCCAGCCATCGTCGTCGATCCCGCCATTGAGCGAGCGAGTTTTGCAGATTGCGCGTGCTGCGCGCTCGATCGGTGACATGATATCCTCCTATTCAGGCGCGCCAACCATGCTCCATCGCCTAAGCCGCCGCAAGCATCGCCTTGCGCCGTTTCGCGCGGCGTCCCATCCATGCCCGAACGGGGCGATCCCACAGTATCAGCACGGCCGGGACGATCAGGAGCGAAAGGCCGTATGTCGGATACAGCCGCGCCATCCTGACCTTCAGGAAGCCCCACAGGCCAAGGTCGGGGATGCGCTTCGCATAGGCGTCCGCGATCACGAAGCCGCTCATCATGAAGAAGAGATCGACCGCTGGCATGCCGAGGCCCGCGGGATAGATGCCGAAGCTCTTGAGGTGGAACGCGACGACAGCAAGGGCCGCAAGGCCACGCAGGCCGTCCATTGCGACGTAGCGATGAGGAGTTTGCGCCATTTGCATACGGGTAAGCGGCGCATGGGCGATCCCGCAAGCCGCTATTCCTTCGATTGGTTCCGAAACGGCACAAGCGCGATGGATAACACCTATGCCTAGCATCCCCCTTCTTGGTGGCATGGCCGCAAATGCGCAAGCGGAGTTCGTTGAGAGCGTTCCGATCAACCTTGAGCCGGTCGCTATCGACAACAAGATTGCGTCGGGGCAGTTTCGCGCTCCCGCCGGTCTTGCCCCCTACTGGACCGGCCCCGGCGAGGATCGTGGCGGGATCAACTGGAACGGCCGCCAGTTTCGCGTCATGGGAACCAGCCTTGTCGAGATCGGCGTCGGGGCGAAGGGGGACGTTGGTGGGACTGGTCCGGTCGCCCTCGATTACGGGTTCGACCGCCTCTCGATAGCTTCGGGTGAGAGGCTGTTCTATTTCGACGATTCCAACGGCCTCGTGCAAGTCACCGACCCGGACCTTGGCCCCGTCAAGGATGCGCTTTGGGTTGATGGGTACACCATGACGACCGATGGCAAGTACATCGTCGTTACCGAGCTTGCCGATCCGACCAGCGTGAACCCGACCAAGTAAGGGACAGCGGAAGAAGATCCCGACATGATCACGGGGCTGACGAAGGTGCGTGGCGAGGTCTATGTGCCGGGGCGCCATACGGTCGAATTGCTGTCGAACGTCGGCGGAAACGGCTTTCCCTTTGCTGTTGTGGATGGGGCGACTATCCCCTACGGCTGTGTTTCTCCGTCCGCCAAATGCCTGTTCAACGAGACGTTTGCCTTTGTCGGGTCCGCGCGCGGCGAGGCGCTGGGGGTGTTCGCCGCAGGAGCGGGGACGGCGGTCAAGCTCAGCAACCGCGCACTGGATCGAGCCTTGGCCGCCATTCCCGACCCGACCATCATAGAATTGGAGTCGTGGTCCTTTCTCGACGAGAAGCGCCTGCTTGTCCACCTTGGCCCCGAAACATGGGTCTATCTGGACGGGGCAAGCCGCAAGGCGGGCGAGCGGATATGGTATCGCCGGAAGAATTGCCCCCGTCATGCGGTGGAGGTCAACGGCACATGGTACGCGGCGATTGGCGACCAGCTTGGCATTCTCTCGAATGACATTTCCACCATTCTCGACGAGCCGAGCGAATGGCGGTTCGACACGCCCTTTGTCCATGCAGACGGGCAGGCGGTTATCTTGGGCTCAATCGAGCTTGTGGGGCTTCCGGGGCGCATGCCGTTCGACGAAGAGGCGGCGGTGTATTTCAGCTATTCGACCGATGGCGAGGCGTTCAG